TTTATATATATATATATATATGTTATTATATTATATATATATATATATATAATTTAATTGAAAAAGAAATTTATAAATAAAATAATATAAAAAAAATTTTCATTTTTTATTTTTATTTTAAAAAGTGATATGTAGATATCTATCACTTTTTGTTACAGTGCTTTTGGCACCAGAAGGCGTTGGTATTATCCGTACGCTTACCTATCATGATAGGTTCGAAACAATACCTGCAATGCGTACTCGTTTTTACCACAGTAGTAAAGCGTTTACGAGAGGCTTTCTCTCTTAAAGCCTCTTCCAGTGCAGCTTTTGACACTGCTTCTGCTCGTGCAGTTTTATAACTGGTCCAAAAGGATTTTTGTTCCTTCTTCGTTAAGCCTTTAAATACATATTGCCCGGCTCTAGTGTTAAAAAGCCAGAGAATATATTTATCAGCTGCTGCCTTTTCAGCTGCAGCAGCTTTTTTTGCTGCTGCCTTTTCAGCTGCAGCAGTTTTTTTTGCTGCTGCCTTTTCAGCTGCTGCCTTTTCAGCTGCTGCCTTTTCAGCTGCTGCCTTTTCAGCTGCTGCCTTTTCAGCTGCTGCCTTTTCAGCTGCTGCCTTTTCAGCAGCTGCCTTTTCAGCAGCTGCTTTTGCTACTGCTGCTTTTGCTACTGCTGCTGCTTCTGCTGCTGCTGCTGCTGCTTCTGCATTCTGTGGTTGGGGCGCGGTAAACGATAAGCGTGCCCGCTTACTAGAGTGGTAGTATTGCGAGCGGTCGTCTTTTGAGGCTTCCCGCTTACGAGAGTGGTAGTATTGCGAGCGGTCGTCTTTTGAGGCTTCCCGCTTACTAGAGTGGTAGTCTTGCGAGTGGTGGTCTTGTTCGGTTTTCCGCTTACGAGAGTGGGGGTCTTGCGAGTGGTAGTCTTGTTCGGTTTTCCGCTTACGAGAGTGGGGTATGAGCGATAAGCGTGGACACTTATGAGAGTGGTAGTCTTGTTCGGCTTCCCGGTCAAGAGAGTCCTGGTATTGTGCGCTTTTCCGCTTACGAGAGTAGGGGTCTTGCGAGTGCGTAGACATTTTTGGCAATGACTACCATGTAATTACAATAATAAAAAATAAAAATATCAATTTTTTGCATTTTTTCTATTTTTTCTATTTTTATTTTATTTATGTATCATTTAATAACTTTATTATTGAATACAAAATAAAAGAGTGTATTATAATTTTATCTTATATAGTTTATGAGTTATATTGAATTTGAGTATGTAGTTTTTTTATTTTAAATGTAAAAATAAAAAGTTTTTTATAATTATATTTTTAAAATTATAATTTTTGTGTTTCATTTTTCTTTTTATTTGGCGTAATTATAAATCATTGTATTTAATATAATTATTTAATTATATAAATAATAAATACAATCATTTATTTAAGAATAACCATATATACTTTAATATGTTTTTTTAACACTTACATTTAATGAATTTTTTTTCCTTATTTGTGTAATATCAACTTCGTCAGTATCTTGATTTTGTTCTGTATAATTATTACTATGATGTTGCCAAAATTCAGGAGCACCCATTTTAAAAGGTTGATGATTATCAGCCTTATACCAATATACCATATCTTCTAATTTATTACTTTTACAGGTATTATCAATGACTAAACATTCATAATTTTCAGTGCATTGGTTCATTACTTGACAGAATATTTCAAAGGTAGGAAACATACCCGCATAATGTTCATATAAACGTTTGCGATTAGAAACATAATTTTCACGGAGAATAAATACATAATCTACATTACCTCTTAATGCGGGTGGAATACCCAATGAGAACTGCATAGTAATTAAAAATAAGAGTTTAAAATGCCTACCATTCATAAATATTTGTTTAATAGTTGTATCTTTAATCCAACTAGGATCATACATCAAATCATCTAGAATTAAATAAGCAAAAGGGTCAATATTACTTCTACCATACATTCCTTCTTGTTGTTTCATTTTACTAACTACTATTTTTTGTCTCTTTACTAAATTTGCTACTATTTCAGGACTAAATTCTTCGTGTATAAAAAGACTAGGCATTAAATCACCATAAAACCTATTAGAACCTTCGGTTGCTGATATAACAGTTCCTATTGGTACATCACGTTTATAATATAATAAATCTTTTACTAAAAAACTCTTACCTGTATTACGTTTTCCAATCATCACTACAATACTTCCATTTCCAATTTTACTCATATCAAATTTTTTTAAATTTAAATTTGCCATTGTTTATAGTTATTTTAATATAATTAGTTTTTATTAATTTTTATTAGTTTTTAATAGTTTTTAATAGTTTTATTAATTTTTTATTATATATAATACTAATATTTTAATAGATTGTTTATATAGTATATTAAACGTAAAAATAATTAAAATACAAAAAAAATAATTAACTAAATAACAATTAATTCATTAACTAAATAACAATTAATTCATTAACTAAATAACAATTAATTCATTAACTAAATAACAATTAATTCATTAACTAAATAACAATTAAGTAAATAATAATTAATTCATTAAATCATCTAAATTTGGTGTTGTCATATTTAATGTAATTGTTTCTTTAGGAGTATCATTTTTAGAGGCTGTAGAAGGATTATATGTAGAGGGCTTTTTATAAGTTGTTGTAGGTTTATATTTACCGCTATTTCTATAATAATTTTGCTCTTTATTTGCCTCACTTAATAATGGATTATTATCATATAACCCTTGTATATTCGTATAAAATTTAGCATCTATATTTTCAGTAAAGACCTTACTCATTTTCTTTTCACATGATAAACAAATACCCTTTTTCTTACGTGGGTTATTAAATTTAACTAATGGAAAACCACACGTTTGACATTTAAATATAATTTCTTTTTCTTTTTTCTTAAATATATCTAGACCATACATACATAAATAACAATTACCACATATTAATTCTAAATTAAAACTTGATAAATCATTCTGGATATTGTTTTTACGATGTAGAATAAGTTGTATCGGATTATCTATCCATAGGTTTTTTACTTTACATTTTTTAGTAGAACAACAATAATCTGTAATAAGTTTATGTTTTAATAATAAACAAATAACTGCTATATCATTTGTAAAAGATGAGTTTTTAATAAGAATTTTTTTAAAATATAAATCTTTAGTATAAAAATCTATTGTTTCTTCATTAAACTCAAAACTTTGCTCTTTTTTTGTTAATTTAATCTCTTTTTTTTCTATTGTCTCTCCTTTTTTAGTTTCTTTTTTCTCTATTTTTTTATGGTCTTTAGGTTCTTTAGTTTCTTCTACAATAATTTCTTTTTTTTTAGAAGTCTTTACTTGTATCTTTTTAGGTTTAGTTTTACTATTTTTACTACTCGTATTAATATCATTATCATCACTATCAGCATCGCTATTATTTACACTATTATTTGTAGAAATTAGTGATTCAAATGTAGTTGATATTGGAATAGAATTATTTATAATAGATGTTTTTTCTTCATTATCAGAATTACAATTATCATCACTATCACTATCCATATCAATAATTACATTGTTATGTTCATCATCATCATTATCATCATCACCATAACTATAATTATCATATTCAAAATAATCACTATTATTATCACTATTGCATTCATATTCAAAATCAGACATTTTTAAAGTTTATTTTTAATTCTAATATTATTTTTAATTTTATAGTTATTAATTTTTTAAATCAATTTTAATATTAATTAAAAAAATCAATTTTAATATTAATTAAAAAATCAATTTTAATATTAATTAAAAAATAATTAATATAAATATAAAAATAGAAAATAATTAATAAAAAATTGATTTTAAAAATTATATAATTAAAAAGTATTTTTATAACTTATAAAAAATGGTTTCTGTATATAATAATGATAAACAAAAACAAGAAGTTATATTAAATAATTTTCTTAATTTTTTCAATAAAAATGAAAATAATGATTTAAAACAATGGGTTAAAAATTTTAATGAGCCAAATGGATTTATGTTTTCGGAAGCAGATGAAATTACTACAATTTGTAATGCGTGCGATCCAAAAGCAGAACTTGCTAATAGTATTGTTTGGTTTTTACGCGAATGCCAACATATTTTTCAAAATGAATAAAATAAACTATTAATTAAAATAAATATTAATAAAAATAAAATAAAAATTGATTATAATTTTTTAATTTTTTTTTACAATAATATAATTTATTAAAAAGTAAAATAAATAAAATAAATAAAATGAGTAAAATGAGTAAAACTAATCAACAAACTCAAAAAATAAAGAAACAACCTACTATTAAGCCAGAAAGAGATATAAATTCTAAAAATCAAAAAAAGAAAAAAGCAAAACAATTAAAGAGACAATTAAATAAACAATTCGAAAAAATAGTTAAAAATTTTAGTAAATTATAAAAAATTGTTTTTAATTTACATTAAAATAATATATATAATAATATATATAATATATATAATATAGTATAAAATAGTAAAAATGTATAATAATAATGATAATAATGGTATAGGTGCTCGTGTTCCACCTTCTATTAAATTACAAAGAAAACAAATTAGAGATATCAAAATCAAAGAACAAAAAGAAAATATATCAAAAACAAGTCCAGTATGTGCTAGAAAATTATTTAATAATTAATTATAATTAATTATAATTAATTATAATTTAAATGAGGCATATTAGGACTAAGTTGCCATATCATATAAGCACATCGTTTTGGTATTTCTGCTTTTGAACCTGGAGTATCTACTTCTACAATTCGAGATGGTTTAAATTGTTTATAATAATTTACAATATCAAGATTTTGTGTTGTTAAAGAAAGGTAAGTTATATTTAATTTTTCATAATTTTTTTTAGCATCATCTAGAATAAGTTTCATTAATTTTTTACCTAATCCTGTTCCTGCTTTAGAACACAGTTTATGAATAAACATAAAACCTCCATCTTTAGAATATAACTTTGTTGATATATAAGCAATAATTTCTTTATTATTATGAATATATAAAATTCTATAATGTTTATCTTTTGTTAATGCTTTCATATCTTTTAATAATGATTTTCTAATTTTATAACACTTACCATCTCCTGTTTGTCCTTTACATAAATCAGGAGATTTTTTTATTAGAGATTTAAAATGTGTATAAGTAGTATCATCTATAACTTCAGATAAAGTATAGTTTATATTAGTATTACTTTTTACTGTTTTATTTATTGTTTTATTTATCATAGTAAAGTTATTACTTTTATGTTTAGTCTTTTTCTCTTTAGTTTTATTAGTAATCCCTTTAGTTTGATTAGTATTTTGTAATTTCTTTCTGGAGACACTATTTTGTTTCATACTTATTTTATTTTTTATTTTTATTTATATATAAGTTATTTATATATTTATTTATAATTTATAATTTATATTTTATATTTTATATTTTCTATTTTCTAAAATAAGTTATAAAAAATATAAGTATTATATAATAATTAATAATTAATAATTAATAAATTAAAAAAAGTAAAAGATTAAAATAAAACTAGTATCCAGAAAGAATTAATAAAAAATGAAGAATATTAATTTATACATAATGTTATTAGTATGTATTTTTATAATACTACTCTTAGTATCTGTTTTATATTTACAACATTATTATAAAAGTGAAAGTATTATCTATAATGCTCAATTAAATAAACAACTTAAAAATCAAGAAGAATTAAATAAAAATGAAACTCAAACAGCAGTAAATCCTTATTATAATGATTATAATAATTATAATGATTATTATTGGTTTAATCCTTATAAATATTGGTATAACAGAAATGATTATTACGATAGACATCATAATAATCATCCATATTATAAACATAAAACAGTTATAATTAATAAACAACCTAATCAAGCACCAGCACACACTCAAGCACCAGCACACACTCAAGCACCAGCACACACTCAAGCACCAGCACACACTCAAGCACCAGCACCAGCACCAGCACCAGCACCAGCACCAGCACCAGCACCAGCACCAGCACCACCTATTATTACAGTCAGTTTAACATCTCCAGAACCGCAAGAAATTTCTCCCCTTCCTAAATTATCAGCCCCTGAAAATATAATGCCTGAAAATATAATAATGCCTACATTATCTTCATAATAAATAAAAAATTGATTATTATGAATTAAAATATTAAAAGTATAAGTGTAATTAATACATTTTTTAATAATAAAGTGAATTTAATTATAAAGTAAAATATTAAACTATAATGCCTGAAAATTGTAATAAGTTAGATATGAATTATAATATTAATGAAAGAAATAATGAAAGAAATAATGAAAGCAATAATGAAAGAAATAATGAAAGCAATAGTGAAAACAATAGTAACAATGAATTATCTGGAACTAATTTAATGTTAGTTTATTGTGTCTATCATGACGAATGTTATCTTAGAAAATGCTCTATTGAAGATTGTGGAAACTATGTAGTTCCATTAAACTATAAAGCTCCTTGTTCAAAAGATTCAGGTGTATGTGATGAAACTGATTTATATAATATGGGTATTTTAAATTTTGATGAAGATAAAGAAACTAATACAGTTACTATTAAGATAATTCAAGATATAAGATTATATTATGAAAAATTTGTTAATGGAACAGAGTTTAGTGATTTTTATAATAAACATACAGAGTTTATTACTGATGAATATGGAAATGAAATAGTNTATAAAAATAATAATCTTGGTGAATGGTTCGAATATATTCAATCTAATAAAAAATATTTTGGAAATTTTTTAAAGAAAGGTGAAACATATTTTAAGTAAACTATAAAACATATACTTATTTTTAATTTTCATATCATAATTTTTAATTTTTTAATTTTAGTTTTAATAATTTATAGTTGATATTAAAATAGTAATATAAATATAATTTTTTTTAATATAAAAAAAAAATAATAAGTTTAATTAAAAAATTGAATTCAATAAATAATAAGTTTAATATTAACATTAAGATAAACTTAAAATTAAAATTAACATAAACTTAAAAAGTATAACATAAAAATGTCTTATTTAATATCGTCTTTACGTAAAACTATGCCATACATTAAATTTTTTGATGTGTCTATGAGAGATGGATTACAATCATTACCAACTACATACACATTAAAACATAAAAAAATAATGTTAGATAGAATAATAGATACCTATAAACCCGATTCTTTAGAAATTGGTTCATTGGTATCACCTAAAGTCTTACCACAAATGAAAGATTCACACGAATTATATAAACACGCAACTAAACATTATATTAAAAAAAATAATGTATATAATCCTAATTTTTACTTATTAATTCCACCAACTGAAAAACATTTAGAAATGGCAAAAAATTTAACTATTAAAAATATTTCAATTATGTCATCAGTTTCTAATAAATTTCAAGAAAAAAATGTTAGATTATCACTTTATGAAACACGTAATAATATTATAAAAGCAGTAAATACACCTCATAATTTAAAAAATCAAAATAATTTTAGTAATGTAAAAGTATATATGTCTTGTATAACACATTGTCCTATTTCAGGTAAAATAGATAATGATGTCATAGTCAATGAATTATATGAATATTTAAATATTGACGCTATCGATGAAGTATGTATATCTGATACGTGTGGAAAAATGAGTTTCAGTGATTTTAAACATATTATTGATTATTTAAATATTGATATGAAACATAATTTAAATAAAGTGAGCCTACATTTACATTGTAATGATTATTTAAATTATTATACTATTAATAGTATTATAAAATATGCACTACAAAATAAAATATATAAATATGATGTTTCATGTTTAGATGCTGGTGGGTGTAGTGTTACATTAAATAATGATGAACTAAATAATAATTTATCATATGAACGGTTTTATAAAATATTGTATTAAATTAGTTAATATAAAAAATAAAAAATAAAAAATAAAAATAAAAAATAAAAAATAAAAAATAAAAATAAAAAATAAAAATAAAAAATAAAAAATTATTTTATTATAAATATTATTTTATTATAAATATTATTTTATTATAAATATTTTTTATACATTTTTAAATTTTTTTCTTTTTCAATGGTATAATCCACAATTGGCTTAATATAATTAATTGTTATTTTTTCTTTTTTATCAGTATTTAGTTTATTATAGTTATCACTATTTTTTTTATCACTTAAACTATAGTCATTATAATATTCATACCATTTATGTAAATGAGATGATTTAACATTTTTTAATTCAGGAAGCCATTTTTTTATATAATCTCCATCATTATCGTGTTTAGAACTTTGTATCCAAGGATTCATAATTGTTTGTGAAAGTGGGCGTGATGTTGTTCCACTAGAATTAGACCCACTTACTTGCCATCCAAAATTATTTTGGGTTGGGTCATAATCATATAATTTAGAAGCAAAATAACGCTCTCCTAATTTCCAATCAATATGTAATAACCTACATAAAAAATTAGAAACAACAAGACGTCCTCTATTATGCATATAACCAGTAGTATTTAATTCAGTCATAGCAGCATCAATAATTGGATAACCTGTTTTACCATCACACCATTTTTGAAAATGTTCTTTGCTTTCTTTATCTTCTTTCCATTTAATGTTTCTATAACTAGGATTTAATGCTTTTTCAGTATATATTTCAGGATGATAATGAGATAAATTATAAAAAAAATCACGCCAAAATAATTGTCTAATTAATCCTTCATCGCCTGATTTTCCCAATTTTTTAAAAGTCCAATACACTTCTCTTACACTAACGCAACCAAATTTATTAAAAGGTGATAAATGTGTTGTTTGATAAATAAGATTATCACGTTCTTCATTATAATTACTCCATTCTTTTATACCTTTTAATATCTTTAAACCACAAGAACGCCCACCACATTCTGGAAGGCTGTCATTATACTCTCCCATAATTAAACCATTTGGTTTTATAATATCATCTATTGTTAATATTAAATTATGTTTTCTAGATTTACTATTTAATTTATCTATTTTAGTTAATACATCTGTAATTAATTTATTAGTTGAATTGGATTTATTATTTTGATTATAATAGTTTGTATATTTATTATGACTTATTTTGTTTATTTCTTTTTCTGATGATGTTCTCCAGAAAGGAGTAAATTTAGTATAAGGAGTGCCAGAGCCAGTTAATACTGTTCCAATAGGATTTAAACAAATATCATCTAGTGATAAGCAATTTATTTTATTTGTTTCACATAGTTTTTTTATTTTAACATCTCTCTTTTGACTATAATTTGTATAATCCATATTAAATGAAATTGTTTTAACATTATTTATTTCTTTTATTAATGTCTCTAGAATACTATATTCATCTTCTTTATCATTTTCATAAAAAACTGTTAGATTACTATTTTTAGAGTGTAATTGTTTATCTAAATCTTGTAAAGAATAACATAAGAATTGTAAGCAATTATCACTACGATAAGGATTTTTATTTTTATCAATTTGTTTTTGAGTAAAAATAAAAATAGGTAATACAATGTCGTGTGTTTTACAGGCTTCTATAAGAGTTGTATTATCTTCTAAGCGATAATCTCTACGAAAGATATGAATACATATTGTTTTTTCTGTCATAATAAAAAAATAATTTAGTTAATTTATGTATCTGTATAAACTAAATAAGGTTAAAATAAATAGTTTAAAACTGTTTGCTATACTTATTATAGTTATTTTTTTATAAATTTAAATTTATAAATTATAAGAATTTATTATTTATTATATTAAATATTAACTATTATTTTCATTATTATATTAGTATTCATCGCACCAACAATTACATTGAGCAAAACCATCCCACTTATTTCCACAATTATTACAAGTAATGTAATCATCTAAGTAATTTGTTTCAGTTTCAGTTTCAGTTTCAGTTTCAGTTTCAGTTTCAGTTTCAGTTTCAGTTTCAGTTTCAGTTTCAGTTTTATGTGTATCTACAGGTAATATACTACAATCACATTTTTTATAACCAAACCATGAATTACTACAATTAGAACATTTAACAATAGTTGATGCTAAAACAGAGTTTGTATGATTATCCATATATTCTTTTGCTTCATCATCATTACAATGACACATTAATTCTTTATATGAGATTTCATCACAACATCTACATTTAAATACTTCAGGAACTACATTTTCAAATTCATTTTCACATTCATTAGACATAGTTAATTTTTATAAATTTTAACAAGAAATAATAAAAGAATAAAATAAATTAAAAAATCAATTTTATAAAAGAATAAATTTATAGTTAGTTAAAATATGTAAATTATTCAGGTGGTTTAAAAGTTAAACTGGATAATTCTATACTACTAAATAATTTTTTAGTATTATTATTTTCAAACTTATTTAAATTATTATTTTTATTGTATATGCTAAAATTATTTTTAATATTTAATGTAATAAGTTCAGAAACTTTAGTATAACATTTATTTGTTTCACAAAAAGCAATAATATCTAATTGACTATCGTTAATAACATCAAACATTGTTATATTTTTATTAATTGTTTTACTGATTAAATTATTTTGTTTCATATATTCTTCAATAACACACATAAATAATGTAAAATTTAATAGAAATTTATGAATAGTAAGATTATTATTTCTAAATACATCTAGTAAAATTTTCATAATTAAAGTCAAACCCATTTTTTCATTATCATTAATTATATTTTTAAAAATTAGCGAAACATCTTTATCAAACATTTTATTATTAAAATAAGGTATATTTAAATCATTATTTATTTTTAAAAATTTTTTTAATATGTCTATTAGTTTTTCAATATCATAATTAATTAAAGCAAACCAAAAATCAGTGCTTAGTTTTGTATTAATATTTTGAAAACAAATACCACAATCATAGATTATCATTTGAGAAACTTTAGTAGTGTCATTATACCTAATTTTCCAATTTTTACAATGTAAATCACCGTGAATAAAATTATCAATAAATAACATTTGATAGAAAAAAGATATAAAATTTAAAGATGTTTTAAATTTTGAAATATCACTTAATGTAGAAACACTACCCCCTTCAATATATTCACTAATAAGTATATCATTTGATTGAAATAGTATTTTAGGAAATATAATGTAATTTGAACTTTCTTTAAAATTTTCAATAAATTGTTTAACATTATTTGCTTCATTATTAAAATCACATTGTAAATTTATATCTTCTAAGAAATCATCAATATTAAATATTAAATTATATTTAATTTTAAAATAATGAATAGATTGTATATATTTTAAAATAGTAATTAAGTCAGTTTGATTTTCCAAATCTTTTTCAATGGTAGGATGTTTAACTTTAATTGCAACTTCAACACCATCTCTTTTACGTTTTCCATAATAAACTTGTCCTATACTACCTGAAGCAATTGGTTTAAATGTTGACATATCTATATAATCTTTAAGTTCAATACCTAACATAGAGTCTTTAAATAGTCTAATAGTATGTTCTAATTCATGATAAGGACATTGTTCAAATATATCTTCAAAATAGTTTATCAATTTAATAGAAATTTTACTTTCAGATGTATCAATATGTATACTATTTGCTTTTACCTTACTAATATACCATTGAAAAAATTTAATATATAAACTACCTGACTTAAAAATAATATTTTTTAACGATTGAAGTAATTCTAACCTACGTTTTTCATTTTCATTTTCATTTTCATTTTCATTTTCATTTTCATTTTCATTTTCATTTTCATTTTCATCACATACAATCTCTATTTTATATATATTTTCAATATGTTTTTTAATATCATATAATGTTTTTAGTTGAGTATAAATTTTATATAGATATGTAAACATTATTTCAATTATGTATATATATTATTTTATATATTTATATATTTATATTTATTTTTTA